TTTTTATAAAATGATTATATTTTAAAACAGGTATGTATCAACCTAAATCCTGATAAAGGGCAAGCGTTGGTACCTTTTTTATGTATCGGTATCTGTTCATTTCTATAGAAATGGAGCTTGTCTTAATTTTACACAACTTTAATAAACTGTCAAATTTTGATTAAAATTTGCAGATATTTTTGTAATATTCTTTTTCCTAATATTTAGACTCTATAATATCTGTTGGGTATTAAAATTACCAGCATATATTATAGAGTCTAAATATACCGTTTTTTATTATAATTGTAAAATGCTTTTCATTTGATATTTAGATTGTGTTATTTGTTAACTTACGGCATTAGGAATATTAATTTATGGATGCTTTCATTAAAATATATATGTTTTTTTTAATAAGTGTTTCAAGGTCATAGATAAGCGCGTCGTACATTAAGATAAGGTCAAATATTTAAATACTTTCATAAATTTTACTTCTCAAAAGCGAAATTCATGGCATTATAAATTTTAATTATGTACAAAAACATATATAGTTTTTATTAATTATCACAACTTATGGTTAATATATCTATTTATACTAGTGATTAAATATGTTTTTAATATTTCGACATCTTTAGATATATCTTTTGGTTTAATTCTACTAATTATTTTTTCTTCGACCTCAGGTGTCCAATATATCTTTAATCTTTTTCTAGCTCTAGTTATCGCGGTATAAAAAATATTATGAGTCACAAGTTCCTCAACTTCATCTGTAATCACAATCTTTACTGAGTCATATTCTAAGCCTTGTGCTTTGTGAATTGAAACAGCATACGCAATTTGAAAGGGAACTATAGTCTTAGATGCTTCATCCTCATTGTCTTCATCTTCACTTTTTAATTTATATACATAGAATCTAATTATAGACATTTCTTTTTCTATAGAAGATTCAATCACATCAAAGTCGTACCATTTTGCCTCAAATATATCTATAACCTTTGGCACTTCAATATCAAATTGAATACGTTCTTCAAGCTCTCCCTGATCAATGATTTCTATACCTTTTATTGTCCCCTTCATATTGTTGTGTATGATAGGATGAAATCTTTCTGAATCCAGAAATAGAATAGGGTCACCTACCTTATAAAATTGGACACCCCATTGAATGGCTGGATTAGGGTTACTTTTTTGTAGAAATCTATTAATATTGTTAATTCCATACAATCCGTCATAGTTTAGGCATAGTATAGCCTCATCTTTATCTAGATAAGATAGAAGAGATTCATCTACATTTAAAGAATAACTTTCTCTTTCTATAACCTCTTTAACATTTTCATCCATATATCTAACCTTGCGCCAAAGTTCAAGTAAATATTTATCGTTTGTCCTATGCGGTTTTGTAAGTTCAAAAACAGCAGTTTTTGGTAAGAAGTCTTTTAATGCTGAGAACCAGTTCCCAAATTGAATGGCGTCAATTTGGTATGTATCTCCAACTAAAAGTAACCTTTTAAAATTTGCTTTTTCTAATACTCTTATCATATCTCGATTACTTACGGTACTGCACTCATCAATCACTAAAAGTTCGTATTCTGTATTACTAGACTCTTGGAGCAAAAAACTAGCAATAGTTGAAAAATCCTTATTTTCAGCATCGATTTTTCTTATCAAGTTTTCTTTGGCTGGATTAGTTTGTGTTAAGTATAGTTTTTTCTCATCATTCAAAAAGTGAGAAACATGGTTAATGAATGTAGATTTTCCAACGCCAGCAGATCCATATATCACACCAACCCTTGATTGTGAAAATATTTTATGCAAAATCTCTCTTTTTTCATTACAGTCGATATTATATCCATAGATAAGTAACCACATTTTAACATCATCACTATAATTTTCGATTCCTGATGAGGACAATTCTTTCAGCTTTTCTATGATATGGCAGGTGTCTATTTTGTAGCCATTTATAAACACATAATTATTTTCAATCATTAGGTTGCTCTGTGGTTTATGCCCATGCCATAAGCTATTATTGTAATTTAGAATATGGTTAAAAATATCAGAAAATCCAGTTAAATCATTGATACTAGTAAATAATTTCCCTTTTGACTCTGTATTATTTCTTATAAATCTTGCGAATATTTCAGATTGCCTATTTGCATGAGGAATGCAACTAAACACAGCACTTAGTTTTGGATTATGCCCCATAGGGGATCTATTAAAAGGAAGTGAATCAAATTGTATGCAACCATTTTTTAAATATAAATAGGAAAGATGTACATTAGGTTCACTATCACGTTGATTTTTTATTATTACATTATTCATGTTATAGAGAAGATAACGTAAGATATTTTGACCTGGTTTTTCACTACGGATTAAATTTCTGCAGTAATCCATAACAGGTATAAAAGTACAGGATCCTAGGTTGTTCTTCCAATCTTTAGTTATCTTATTATAAGCAGTGTCTGGAAAATCAATTAATTCATTTAATGAAAACCTACTTCTGGTTAAATAATCACAGATCATTCGCTGTTCCTTATATGGAACCTTCCATCTTTTTCCCTTTATTAAAGACATAAAATTTTGGAACTCACAATCACGAATGGAAATTTCCCAACCATCTATTATTGTGATAGGCATAGTTTTTCCTAGTATTTCAATGGATTCTTGAATAAGATGAAATTTACATGCATAGTTACTTCTAATATCTAAACTTGTAAAAGCAATAACTCGACTTGATTTAGATTTATTTTTTCTATCATCAGTAGGAATAAAAGTAACTTCATTATATATTTTACCATTAACAAATAGAGGTTTTATTTTTTGGATATAATATCTATTTTTTTCCTTCACACTAAAACTTACTGGGTATTGATCGATTTTTTTTGAAATCTTTGTATAGTATTCTTGAAGCGTAGAATCAAGCTGTAAAGGAAATTTATTCAGGTTGTGAAGTATTTGTATACCATAGTACTTGCTGAGTAAGGTTTTAGCTTCTAATAAATATTTATAATATTTTAGCATTAATCTTTCAGAGCCATCCTCATCAAGCGTAAATTGAGTAGTAACAACTTGCAAAAAGTTCCGAAATTTATATAAGGTGTTTATTCTGCTATCAACCTGAGCAAACTCAATTGCTTTCACCAAATTTTCTTCATTCATTGGAATGTCTTGACCGTTTCCATAAAATTTAAGCATGATGTGGTTAATAAATTTCATTAATTGCTCTAATATGTCTTGAGAAATAGTACCACGAGATGAGCCGTTTATGTTGTCTAAGTGTCTACATATTACATGGTCTATTTTTCTTATTGAATCATCTATATTTGGCACGTTTTTCCTCCTTATATTCTAATAAAATTCCCCATCATTCCAGTCGTCAACGAAAGCTTCGTAAGGGAAGCAACCAGCAAATAGCTCTGGATGAAGCTTAACATATAGATTTCTAAATCGTTTTCTTAAAGTATCAAAATAAATCCCCCTTGAACCAGACGATTCAAAAGAGTTCTTTAAGTCGTTTAGTTCTCCAAGCAAACCATATATATAAGATTTTAATATTGGGTCACTAAAGTTTTCGGATAGTTTAATCCATTTTGACTCGTACAAGTTATTAATTTTATTTCTAAAAGACATATCGAGCAATAAGTTAGCACAGTTTTCACTAATTAGTGTGATTATTATTTTATCATAGTCTTCAGTGAACTCGCTTAATAAAGGTTTGTCATCTTCATAGAATGGAAATTTATCAGAAGGCTGGACTTCTGGTAAATTAGCTATATCTTCTCCATTATTTTCTTTAGCACTCTTTAGAGTGTTTTTTTTATTAGAAGCTTCTTTAAGAATATCTAAAAATAAATCATAAATTTTTAAAGAAGCATTAGAAGCATTTATATTATTGATTTCGTCTATAAAACTATCTGCAAGTAGCTGTGATGTTGTATCACCGTAACTATCTAGATAAGAAACAAAGGCTTGATTATCGTCTAAATTTGATAAAACAATAGGCGCAAATCTTGAAATATTTGTTTTTCCATTGTAATAGGACTTAAAAGTATTATCACTTTTATCGCTTATAAGGTCTGGACCTTCTTCGTTCATCATAAGGTCGAAAATAGTTTTTGTAAATCTAACGGTATTATCTGTATTGCCAATCACAGATTTTAATCTATTTATAAATGTACTAAATTGCAAAATTTCACTTCCTAAATTTCCTCAGTACCGAAGAGCACCGAAGGCTACCAAGTTCTACCCACATGACCTTCTATAATTAAAACTGTGGACAGAAAGTGTTTTGTATTTTGGTTCGTAGACTCAAGTAAATTTATCTTTGTATATATTATATCAAAGAATATGGTGCAATCATAGACCCTTAGATTTTAGGAAGAGTATCATATTTTGAATATAACTAAAGTATTTAGTCATGGAAGTTATACTAAAGATATTTTTATGAGTTACAAAAATAGTTTCCTTTATTCGAAGAAGAGATTTCAAAAGTACAAGAAAATTTTCTGACATATAAGTAGTAAGTGGGTTTAGACCCAAGGTTAAAAATTATATTAAGCCTTACGGCGCGCGACGTTTGGCGAGGATATCTATATTTCAAAAATAAACTAATTTATTTAGATTTTTTTGAAATAGGATAGCTCGCTTTATTGTCGTGCGTCTTTTTTGATTGTCCTTGCCAAATGGCGTTAGCCAAGGCAGAAAGGACAATCAATGAAAATTAAAGACAAAAATTACAATGATTTTAGTAACAGAACAGCTTTTAATGGCAAGCAATGTGAAATAGGTAAGGTTTTAGTACCTGTTGTAGCTGATAAAGAAATGCAAAAGACAATGCTAAGCTATGGATTCAACAAAAAGTATATGGAGATGTGGAAATTCAAAGGTGCATCAGAGCAGGTGCCAATAGCTTTTGTGGAATGTGACGAAGGTTTCAAAGATGAATATATGAAAGACTTTAATAAGCAAGTAAATGATTATCTAAAAAGGTTTAACTATGATAAAAATGTAGTTTCACTTGATGAAATTTTAGATAGCATAACGGATGAAGATAAATTTTCTATAGACCCAACAGGCACTGAAAAATATGATGCAACAGAAAGATATAAATGCGTACTAGCATATCTTTTGAAAAGATTAGAAGAAATAGACCCAACATATGCAGATTATATATTTTGGAAGGAAAAAGGATACAATAAAAAAGAGGTTCTTGAAATTTTGAATTTAGATGTGAAGAAATCTCAAGCCTATGATATTATCAAGAAAATTGAAAAGAAGACCTATGAAATAATTGATGAACTTTAAATGAAAATAACCTTATTCCAATTATGGAATAAGGCTATTTTTAATCCTTTCTATAGAACACAGTCTCATATCCATCAGCATTTAGTTTAATATCTGGCATCCAAGAAGGAGACTTAGACATTGTATTACAAATTGTATCAATAGGAATCTCTTTTTTACATTCAATAATCAATTCGTCATGGACATGGCCACAGATAGAGTAATCAGATAGTGAATGCATGGAAGAGGCTAAAATATCACGACTGATGGCCTGTACAATATTCTCTACAAATTTTGGACCATAGCTTTCAATGCGTTCCCACTTTTTACCAGTCCCAATTCCTTCATAGGTTACGGACTCACCTCCGAACATATTCTCTCCAATACGAGGTTTTACATAGCAGAGCTTACGACCAGAAGGAAGTTCAATAAAAAGCATAGCAGACTTATAAATAAATTTAATGCCGTGGGTTTCAGTCGATTTTCTTGTTTTAATAGTTGCCTTAATAGCTAAATCTACATCCCACCATAGCTTAACTATATTTAGATTAGATGACCTCCAGGCATCAACCAGAGGCTGTAGTTCATTTTCAGATAAACCCATATCAAGAGCACCCATTGCTTTTAAGGCTCCAACAGAGCCACCATATCCAAGGGCCAGTTCTGCGATTTTACCCTTTTGACGGAGATGACCATTAATCCCATGTTTTTCTACAGGGACATTAAACATCTTAGAAGCTGATGCACAGTAGATATCGCCTCCTGATGCAAAGACATCTTCACGCCAAGTTTCATTAGCAATATGGGCTATAACCCTAGCTTCAATGGCAGAGAAGTCACTGACAATAAACTTATAACTTTCTTTTGGAACAAAGGCAGTGCGGATAAGTTGGGACAGGGTGTCGGGGATATCATCATATAAAACTTTGAAATCTTCATAGTCACTGTCTTGAACCATGCACCTTGCATACTCAAGGTCGTAAATATGGTTTTGAGGTAGGTTTTGTAATTGGATGAGTCTTCCTGCCCAGCGACCAGTTCTATTACCGCCATAAAACTGAAACATACCTCTAGCTCTCATATCTTTACATACAGCATTTTCCATTGCTTGATACTTTCTAACACTTGATTTAGCAAGTTTCTGACGAAGTATAAGAACATCGGCGATATTATCTGGGACAACGTCAATTAAATTTTTAACAGCTTTTTTATCAAGACTTTCAGTTTCTATTCCTTTATCTTTTAGCCAGTCTTTCATTTGCAGTACTGAGTTGGGATTTTCAAGGCCCGTCATTTCTTTTAATTCGTTTGTAATTTCTGCTTTTGATAGGTCATTAAATAGAATAGCTTTTCTAACAAAATCCATATCCAGTCCAATTCCTCTATCGTTTATCATCTGGTCTAGATGATATTCAGACCATAGAAAATCGGGAACAGGATAGTTTCTAAGTTTTTCTTTTATCTTCATTTCAACTTCCACATCACGCTTATTATACATCTTAAATAAGCCCCATTTATAAGGAGAGTGGATAGGAAGATTCCTTCTTCTATGGTTATTTGTTTTAGTAGGTTTACAGGGCACACAGAAATACCTTATAAGATCCTTACCTTCTTTTAACTTTTGCTCATCTAATTTAAGAACTGCACCAACACTTTCAAGGCTAAGAGGAAGTCCCATATAAGCAGACCAAATCATAGTACATCTCCAAGAAACAGGAGATAGGTAGTTTATACACTCGTCTCCATTTTTGTAGGACTTAAAATTATTGGGATAATGTTTCTGAAGCCAATAGGACAAACAAATTCTTTCAAAGGTAGCGTTGAAAGCCCATTTAATCACATCATTATTTACTAAGGCATCAATGATTTCATCGGGGAGTATATCTCCAGAGGCAATGTCATAAACAGCAACAGGTTCGTTATTGATCGACACAGCAAATAAAAGTATTTCAAACGTATTAGATTCAGCATATTTATAGACACCAGATTTACTAAGGTCTACCTCAGAATAAGTTTCTAAGTCGATGGACATTTCATTTATTTTCATACTATTTCCTTTCTATAAAATAAGGCAGTGGCAAATGCCACCACCTGAATTCAATCTTTATTTTTACGTTCTTTTTCTCGCCTACGATCGTCTCTAATTAGTGTATATAAAACATAGCTTACAAAAACAACACCAAGAGACATAAATGTAACTAAAAGAACACCTACCATTGTATTAATCATTATTTTTCCTCTTTTCTCTTTTTAAACCATATACATCTTGGAAACAGATAATGAAGTCCAGCTTTTGCTCTGATAAGAAACCATTTAATTAAGGATAATAGAGTAAAGGCCCAAAGTGAAAATAAAATAAACTCCAAGATCCCATTTGTCACGAGAGACATAAATTCCATTATATTTGTCATATTTTTCTCCTCATATCTATGAAGAGGGTAGAAGTTCTACCCTCCATAGATTTAACTTAAAAAGTCATCATGTTCTGAAAAGTCGTCCTCAGCACGAGATTTTCCACCAAGAGGCTCTCCATCTCTAATTTTTTGAAGATTGTTGAGGCCACAAGCGATGCCTTTGTTTCCATTGCTATTGAAAGCATAGAAATTAATAGAGGCTCTACCATAAACACCTGAATATACTTCAGAGCGTTCAATGATTTGTTGAAGGTCAGAATCAACAATACCAGGTTTAGTTGGACTATTTGCATTGACGAAAAAGCTATCTTTATAAGCCTCATCGTCTGGTCTTTCAAGGTCGCCGTCTCTTAGAGGTGTTTTAATAACAGAAAGGGCAGGTACAGATTTTCCATTTCCTTTAAGTTTAGATTGACCTTCTTCATAGGCTGCTTGAATAGCTGCTTTAATTTTATTTATAGTTACAGCATCTGATTTTGGGATAATAAGGGACACGCTATATTTAGGTGTACCTCCGTTGATTGACTTAGGATCCCAAACATTGGCGTAGCTCCATCTTGTATTAATTCCAGTAATTACTTTTGTAGGGTTATTCATTTTACTCATAGTATTTTCTCCTTTTTAAAATCATTCATTGCATTCATTTCCTCTCTTTTATCACTTTCTGGCACGAGAGTAGGTTTACCCTGTGGCTTATAGACAAGTGATCCCAAGAGTTCTTCAAATTTCTTCTTACCTAATAACTTTGTCATAGCAGTAATACCTAAGACCTTTTTTTCGTAAGGGTCAAAGCCTGCACGACTTACAACATCTGCGACATTTTCTTCGTTTACATATTTACGGTTACTCTTTCCTTCAACTAACTTAAAACCTTCAAAATGAGTACCTTCCATAGCTTTTTTAATGGCATAATCTTTAACGTCATTGGCCCAAGAAGTTAGCTCATCAATTTGTGATAGAAGTGATGCGATTTCTAACTCATCTAAAGTAGGTGGTTGTTTAAAATCGTACTTTGCTAGCTCTAAGTTATAGTTTGCTCTTTCTCTACATACGCCCTTTGCTTTGCAAAACCTGCAGTGGTCTCCAGCTGAATAATCTCCATGACCTTCATAGGCAAGTTTTGCAGTAGGTTTTAAAGTGTCCTCTGCCCAAGATAAAAGTTCATCTTTTGTCATTGAAAAACTACTTATATTACTTCGTCTAGGTTGGAAGATAGTCATTTGGATTTCGTTAATGTCATAGAGACTTCCAAAGCTTTCTAATGCCCCTAGTCCGTAACACATAAGCTGTGTATTATGTTCAGCTTCAACTAAAATCCCGACTCCATGTTTATAGTCAATTATTTGTAGTAGGTTATCTGCAACAATAATGCAGTCCCCAGTTCCAAACCCATCCTTGACCCATTTTGAAAAGTCCAGTCTTTGCTCTACATAAACTTTAGGATCCTTGCACAACTTTTTTACTTCTTCGTACCTTTCAAGGATATAGTTTCTATATTCCTCAGCACAATCCTGCATTTCCATAGAGTAGTAGGTCAAGTTTTCTGTCGGGTCTCTTGTATTAATGCCAAGTTCCTTTTCAACAAGATAGGCACATAATGCATGGCAGTCTGTTCCTTCTTGTGCGTAGGTAGAGCTTGAATCATTAAATAGTTCACACAGTTTTGCACTTGGAGGACAAGCAAGCCACCTACGGCTTGAAGAGGCTGATAGAAATGCGTGATTACTCATTTCCAATATCCTTGGAATCTTCAATAACTTTTTCATAAAAGTCAGGGGATAAGGTTGAAAGCTTATCTGCTCCATATTTTTCAAGTATGGCCTTAACTTCTTTTGAATAGCCTTTAGCTGATTTTTCAGCAAGGGCTTCTCGAACATTTACCATAGTGTAGGTTTTCTTAGGAGTTTCTTCTTGAGTTTCAAGGCTTACTTTTAACTCTTTAAAACATTCTTCTAGGCTTTCTCCATAGGTTGCCAGTTCTTTTGCTAGAGCTATAAAAGCCTGTGTTTCACCGATAACGCCATCAACAATAGACAATAATTCGTTTTGCATTTTCTTTCTCCTTTGTCATTCTTTTTACCTTTAAACTTTCAGCCAGCTTTTTAGAAACAAGACTAATAGCGAGTAGTGTTATTACGAGCTCATCATCTTTTGTTTCTTTCTGGCCATAGACATCTGTCTTTTCCATTTGTGTACCTCTCTTTCTAGAGTGGCTTTTTGCCCCTCTACCTCTATAAGTAGAATTGGAAGACCATTTTCCGGTTATTTTTAAAAATATTTTCAGGTCTTTTATTTGCCTCTCTAATTACCTAAGTAAAAATGAAAGACCTTTTTCCGGTTAAAAATAAAAAAAGTTTAAAAAAATTAAAAAAAGCCAGCTCAAAAATCTCCTATATAAGGAAGAAAAATGAGCTGGCATATTTTTTTGAAAAAATTTGAAAAATAACCGGAAAAACCTATCTCAAAAAGACTTAGAGAGGTAGGAGGTAAAACTCCAATAAAAAATAGGAGGACAAAATCATGTTTTATGTAAAAGAAGAACTAAAAGATGGTGTAGAAATCCACATCGAAATAACAGACGAGAACGTATATAACACCTGCCCAGTGTGTGGTAAGGAAATAGCAGTGGATTTAACAGACGTGTTTTCTGATGGCGATGCAGATTTATTTGCAACATCTGTACTATGTGGTACTTGCTCGAAGTACATCTTACGAAAGGATGAATGATATGGAATTTACTATTTTCACATCAAATTCAAAAGGAGTTCAGGGAAACTGCAACTATCCTAATGAAGTAAAGGTTACGAATAAGGAAGAAATGAAAACGGCAGTTTCAGTTGACCATGTTTGTGCGAGATTTAAGAACAACTATAGATCTAATGATAATTTCATAGAATCAAATGATGTTGTTATGGATTGTGATAATGACCACTCAGACAATCCTAAAGATTGGATAACCCCAGATATGTTCTCAGAGATGGAGTCCGACATTGATTTTGTAGCAACTCCTTCAAGGCACAACATGATTAGTAAAGAGGGAAAAACGCCAAGGCCAAAGTGGCACGCTCATTTTCCAATTGAAACCATTAGAGACAAAGACGAATATGCATCTTTAAAAAGAAGGATTTTAAAAAAGTATCCATTCTTTGATGATAATGCCCTAGATGCAGCAAGGTTTTTCTTTGGTTCTGACTGTGATGAAGTTTACTGGCAAGAAGGCTGGATGAGTATTTGTGATGTTGTAGAAGAAGAGCAGAAGGATTTTGATGATTCTTTTAGTGGACCAATTCTTCAAGGTAGTAGAAATAATGTCATGAGCCATTTTGCTGGCAGAATTTTAAAAAGATATGGCATAAGCGAAAAAGCAAAAGAAGCATTTACAGAGCATTCTAAAAAATGTGACCCACCACTTGATGAAGATGAGTTAAATAGGATTTGGTCAAGTGCAGTTAAGTTTTTTAAAAAGAAGATTGCCTCTTCAGATGGATACATTCCACCTGAAGAGTTCAATGCAGATTTTGACAAAGATTCCTTAAGACCAGATGACTTCTCAGATATTGGTGAGGCTAAGGTTTTAGTTCGTGAATATGGAAATGAGCTGAAATATACAAAGGCAACGGATTACTTAAGGCATGACGGCCTTAGATGGGTGGAAGATAAGGAACTCGCCCTTGGTGCTGTTGAAGAATTCTTGGATTTGCAGCTGGCTGATGCAAGAGATGATGTAGATGTAGTTGTAAAGGCCTTGGTTCAAACAGGAGTGCAAGAAGATCTAGCAAGAAGTGGTGGTAGTGCTCTTTTAAAGCTTTTAACTACAAAGGAGCAAATCAAACTCTACTATTTGTTGGTTGCTGCACAAAACTACCTGAAGTTTGTCATGAAATATAGGAACTACAAAAACATCGTAAATACACAAAATGCAGCAAAACCTATGCTTGCCATCGATGTAGCTGAATTGGATAAAAACCCATTTTTCCTAAATACACCTTCAGGGACTATTGATATGAATAAGGGAATAGGAAGTCTAAGAAATCAAGAGCCTGAGGATTTAATTACTAAAATTACAAGTCTTTCTCCCAATGAAAAAGGAATAGATATCTGGATTGAGGCTTTAGATACCTTCTTTTGTGGAGACAAAGAACTTATTGAATATGTGCAAATGACCGTTGGTCTTTCAGCCATAGGAAAAGTTTATCAAGAGCACATGATTATCGCCTATGGTGATGGTGCAAATGGTAAGTCAACCTTCTGGAACACAATTTTTAGGGTTCTAGGCCATTATGCAGGAAAAATCTCAGCTGAAGCTTTGGCCGTGAATAACAAAAGAAACTTCAAACCAGAAATGGCTGAGCTTAAAGGAAAAAGACTTATTATTGCATCTGAAATGGAAGAAGGGATGAGGCTTAATACTGCAACAGTGAAACAGCTTTGTTCTACTGATGAAATTCAAGCAGAAAAAAAGTACAAGGATCCATTTTCCTTTACCCCATCACACACTTTGGTTTTATACACCAACCATCTTCCGAAGGTAGGGGCAAATGATGATGGAATATGGAGAAGACTTGTCGTCATTCCTTTTAATGCCAAGATTACAGGACGTAGCGATATTAAGAACTATGCTGACTACCTTTATGAAAAAGCAGGTGGAGCTATTCTTACTTGGATTATTGAAGGCGCCTATAAAGCCATTAAAGCCAACTTTAAGACTCCATTACCAAAAGTTGTAAAAGACGCTGTTGAAAGATACCACGAAGATAATGACTGGATGGGTCAGTTTATAGACGAGTGCTGTGATGTTGATGAAAATAACTTAGAAAAATCAGGAGAACTATATCAAGCATATAGAGCCTATTGTTTTCAGAATGGAGAATATACACGTTCAACAACAGACTTCTATCAAGCATTAGACAAGGCAGGGTTTAAACGTCAGAAGAAAAAAGACGGTATGAAGGTATATGGACTTTCATTAAAAACAGGTCAAGACTTCTTAGATTAGGTGATGGTCGATTGGAATCGACTGTCATCGACTGTCACCTTTTTTGACAAAGTGCAGGTCAATTTCAAGAACTATGTCATTTTAATTTGAAAAGTTTTTTCATTTGACCGTCAACGACCTGCGCCTTGAGGGAAATCGACTGTCAACGACCTGCACCGACTGTCATCATAAAGATGGCTAAAAACAAGAATTTATAGCTATAGGTGATAGTCTCGATAGTCTATTTTAAAAAGTTCTATATATAGATAAAAATTAAAAAATACCTATAGGGGAGTTTATGTAACGAGTATCGAGACCATCACCCTTAATTGATGGAGGTCAAATTGGAAGAAAAATTTATAGAAGAAAAATTAATAGCTGAAGTTAAAAAGCGTGGAGGCATTTGTCCTAAATGGGTCTCACCTGGTTTTGTGGGTGTTCCCGATAGACTGGTATTTTTACCTGATGGGAAATTCGCCATGGTGGAAGTAAAGTCCACTGGCAAAAAGCCAAGACCTATACAAATATCAAGGCACAAGCGTTTAAAAGACTTAGGCTTTCAAGTTTATGTATTAGATGAAATAGAGCAAATCGGAGGGATTTTAAATGAAATACAACGCACATGAATATCAAGAATACTGCATTAACTACATTTTAAAAAATAAGATAGCTGCAATCTTTTTAGATTGTGGACTTGGTAAAACAAGCATTACCCTATCAGCAATTAATGAGCTGATGTATAACAGGTTTGAAATCAGTAAAGTTTTAGTCGTTGCACCACTCAGGGTAGCGAAACTTAGTTGGCCTGATGAAATAGAAAAGTTTGATGATTTTAAAAATTTAAGTTACTCACTTGTTGTAGGTGGTCTTAAAGCAAGGAAAGAAGCACTGGAAAAAGAAGCAGATATTTATATTATCAATCGTGAAAACCTACAGTGGCTTATTGAGAAAAGTGGAAAGGCCTTTGACTATGACATGGTAGTCCTTGATGAATTATCTAGCTTTAAAAATTGGAATAGTAAAAGAGTTAAGGCCTTTATGAAAGTTAGACCAAAGGTAAAAAGAGTAGTTGGACTAACTGGTACACCATCTCCCAACGGATTAATGGACTTATTTTCACAAATAAAATGCCTTGATATGGGAGAAAGGTTAGGTCGCTTTATAAGTCAGTACCGAATTAACTACTTTAGACCTGGAAGAATGAATGGACCAATTGTCTATGAGTATATTCCACTTAAAGATGCTGAAAGAAGAATCTACGATAAGATTTCAGATATTACCATTTCCATGAGAGCAATGGATCATTTAAAGATGCCAAAGCTAATAAATACAAGATACCCAGTATATATGGACGGATTAGAAGATGAACTCTACGAAGAAATGAAAGAAGGCTTTGTCTTAAAATACATTGATGGAAGAGAAGTTACAGCTTCAAATGCAGCAGTCCTTTCAGGTAAATTATGTCAATTAAGTAATGGTGCAATTTATACAGAGGATAAAGAAATTATTAAAATCCATGACAAAAAGCTGGATGCCTTAGAAGATATTATTGAATCAGCAAATGGTAAACCAGTCCTTGTAGCTTATTGGTTCGCCCATGACCTTGAAAGAATAGAAGAAAGACTCAATAAAGAAAAGATTCCTTATGAACGTCTTAAGTCAAATGAAAGTATTAGAAGATGGAATGCAGGAGATGTTCCTGTAGGTTTAATCCATCCTGCAAGTGCGGGTCATGGTTTAAATTTACAAAAGGGAGGAAATCATCTCGTTTGGTTTGGTCTTACTTGGTCCTTGGAACTCTATCAACAAACGGTAGCTAGATTATATAGGCAAGGTCAAGAGGAACAAACTGTTGTGGTACAACACATCGTAAATGCTGATACCATTGATGAAGATATCCTTAAAGCCTTAACCCATAAAGAAAATACACAGAATGCCTTGATTGATGCTGTCAAAGCAAAATTACAACCTAAAAATGGAGGCTTAAAATGAACACAAAAGAATATTTAAAGCAAGCTTTTTATTTAGATAAGAGGATAAATTCAAAGTTAGAACAAGTAGAAAACCTAAATACATTAGCTACAAAAGCAAATGCTACTTTATCAGATATGCCGAAAAGTCCTAATAGAGGGACATCTAGACTTGAAGAAACCATTGTAAAAATTATAGACCTACAAGAAGAAATAAATAAGGATATAGATAAACTAGTGGACCTTAAAGCTGAAATTGTTAGACTAATTAAAAAAGTAGAAAACAAAGAACTTCAAGCTATTCTTGAAAAAAGATATCTTTGTTTTGATTCTTGGGAGAAGATAGCTTTTGAGATGAATTACGATATTAGACATATTCATAGACTTCATAATCGAGGATTGAAAGATATATCTTCTCTGAAATTAAGTAGTCACAAAATGTCATAGAATGTCACTAAGCAAATGTAGTATAGTTAGAATAGCAAAAGAATAATTAATAGAGCCTTGAAGATTTAATCTTCGAGGCTTTCTTTATGGGGTGATAAAGTGCCAAGAAAACCTAAGAGACCATGTTCTCATCCAGGTTGTCCTGAATTAGTTGATGGACGATTCTGTAAGAAACATGAGAAAGAATACAACAAAAACTATGAAAAATATAAACGAGATCCTAAAACTCATAAGCGTTATGGAAAAGCATGGAGACTTATAAGAAAAAGATATGTAGCAGAGCATCCGCTTTGTGAGATGTGCTTAAAAGAAAATAGAATGACAAAGGTAGAGGAAGTACATCACATACTTCCTCTTTCTCGTGGTGGAACTAATAACGAAGACAATCTTATGGGTCTTTGTAAATCATGTCATTCAAAGATTCATGCCGAGCGTGGAGATAGATTCGGACGAGAATAGTTTTGAGGGGAGGGGGAGTCTTAATCTCTACGACTGATTTCCCTACCAACGGTGCCGCCCTCTCACGAACAAAAAAACGGGTTCAAAGGGGGTATTAAAGAATATCTTTCCAATTAGGAGGAAAACCCATAAATTTATAGTTGAAGTAGCCTTGGTATTTATTAAAGGTATTTTCTAAATCTTTTAAAAGGGATTCCCATTGGTCGTTTGAGTTTAAAATTCTCTTTATGATTAAAAGAATGGGGAATATTTTATTTTGCTTGCCCTTATATTGTTTGTTTTCAGAATAAAGACGGGGAGTCTCTTTTAAAGGCATATTATAAAGTCGAGTGTAATGGGCACAAATGTTTCTAACTTCAACAAGACATAAAATCCAATTTTTTAAATATTTAGGGTCTGTGTTGTAATAATCAGAAATTACCTTTTGATCTTCATCCTTAAGAATACTAAACAAAGAAGATAAATTTCCAAAAGACATGAGCTCAACGGATACCCAGATTGGAAACTTACCATCATATTTTCTTAGGTGGTGTTTAACAAATGGTTTATTCTTTTGCCTGTCAACTTCGTTGCTAAGATTCTCATTTATGATGGAATATATGGTTTGACCTTTTTTATTCGTTTTATGAATGAAATTATCTTCGTGCATAAGTACATCGGAACCATATGTAATAGCTAGGTGGTAAGCAATTTGAGTTCTAAGCTCTATTTCAATTTGCTCAATAGTTCTAATGAGGTTGTTTTTAAATTGGCTATCAAAGCAATAAAGGTTAAAGAGATGCTCGATAGTAATATGGTCCTTATAATGCTCTTTATTATTATATTTTTTAAGACCAATACCATAACCTGAAAGTCTGTAATAATTTACTTTTTTCAAAATTTTTGTTGCATAAACTTCATCTTTGATTTTTAAGTTATGGTCAATTTTTAATTTGGTAATTTGATCTTCGTAGTTTAAAGCAGGTTTTAATGTCATATAATTTCTCCTCAATATAAAAAAGCCCTCTCCGTGGTCCGCATGTAGAGAATCTACATTAAGCGTGGAGAGGTTCTGTTAAATTAATTATAACATAGAACTAGTCAAAGTCAATAACATACATGAGAAAAGAAACAAAACAACTAGGAGGTGATACTATCGCTAAAGATGGAACATACAGAGGTGGAAGAAGAGTAAAAGCAGGTGGCAAACCACAGCCTGCTGTTGAAAAAATAGAAAAAGGTAAAAAGGTAGAAATTTTAATGAATGATATTCCAACATTCACTCCAGAAGAAATAGATGCAGTTGACTTACCAGATGGATCAGTTCTTGATGGAACCGATATGCCTACACCAAGTGACTATCTATCAGCAAAGCAAAAGAATGGAATACCACTTGGTGCTGATGAAATATATAAAGAGACATGGTCTTGGTTAAAACAGAGAAACTGTGAAAACTTAGTAAATCCAAGATTATTAGAATCCTACTCCCAGGCTTTTGCAAGATACATTCAATGTGAAGAGGCAATAAGTCAATTTGGACTTTTAGGAAAGCATCCTACAACTGGTGGAGTTATTGCATCTCCATTTGTACAGATGTCTAGCCAGTTTCAAAAGACGGCCAATCTTCTATGGTACGAGATTTATGACATAGTTAAAGAAAACTGCACGGAAGTATATGAAGACTATGGAGAAGATATGATGGAAAAATTACTAAGGCAGAGGAGGTAATAAATTTGTTTGAAAAAGTAAATCTAAAGCATCCAGATAAAATAGCAGATTGTATTGCTGGTGCAATTGTAGATTTAGCATATAAAGAAAAATATAATCCTAAAATAGCAGTTGAAGTGTTGCTAGGGCATGGAGACTGTCATGTGATTATAGAAACGGACTGCAAGTTAAATAAAAAAGAAATTGAAAAAGCGATTAGGAGGATAGCAGGAGATGTCATAGTAGATATTAAAATTGTAGAGCAGGATATCCACCTATCAAATAATCAAAAAGAAAAGATAAGATGTGGGGACAATGGAATTTTTAAGGGAGTATCTACATCAGATGAAGAAAAGAAACTATCTTTAATTGCTCGTGAAATCTATTCTAATTATCCTTACGATGGTAAATACATCCTTGATGGAGATAAACTCATCATCTGTCAGTCAAATGTACCAACAGAAATTTTAAAATCGATTTATCCTAAAGCAATCGTAAATCCATTAGGAGATTGGACTGGAGGATATAATGTTGATACTGGAGCAACTAATAGAAAACTCGGTTCTGATATGGGACAAGCAGTAACTGGTGGGGGTCTTCATGGTAAAGACCTATCTAAAGCTGATGTATCAGTTAATATTTATGCCCATCTAAAGGCACAAGAGGAAAATAGAGAGATTGAATTATCCTGTGCAATCGGAGATGAGACTGTTGATGGTATACCATATTCAAAAATTGTAGAAATTGCTAGAAACTACATTAATTCTATTGGTGGTTTTGAGGAATTTGCTAAGTGGGGGCTAATATGATTACAACAAAAGAAATGAAATTAGTTGACATTGAAAAACTTGTACCCTATGTAAATAATGCAAGAACTCACTCACAAGACCAGATTAACAAACTGCGTTCATCAATTCGAGAATTTGGTTTTATTAATCCTGTAATTATTGATAAAGACTATGGAGTTATTGCAGGTCATGGAAGAATTATGGCAGCAAAGGAAGAAGGAATAAAAGAAGTACCTTGTGTCTTTGCAGACCACCTAAATGAGGCACAAAAGAAAGCTTATATCCTAGCTGATAACAGAATGGCTCTTGATGCTGGTTGGGATGAAGAACTACTAAGAGTAGAAATTGAATCATTAGAAGATTATGGTTTTAATGTAGAACTAACTGGCTTTTCACCCGATGAACTATCTACTCTTTTTGATTTAGGAAATGATACACAAGATGATGACTTTGACGTAGAGGAAGAATTGGAAAAACCTACTTTTTCTAAAGCTGGAGATATATGGACATTAGGTAAGCACAAACTTGTTTGTGGAGATTCTAAAGATGAGACAAACTACGAGAAATTAATGGGAGAATCAAAAGCAAATCTTATCATCACAGACCCTCCATACAATGTAAACTATGAAGGATCAGCTGGTAAAATTAAAAATGACAATATGGAGCAAGGTAAATTTTACGAATTTTTACTAAGCTCCTTTTTAAATATGGAAAAGTTCCTCGCAGATGATGGTTCGATATATGTTTTTCATGCTGATACAGAAGGACTTAATTTCAGAAAGGCATTTCAAGACGCTGGCTTTTATTTATCTGGTACTTGTATTTGGAAGAAACAGTCCCTTGTACTTGGAAGAAGTCCATATCAATGGCAACATGAACCCATCCTATATGGTTGGAAGAAAAAAGGAAAACACAACTGGTACACAGGAAGGAAGGAGTCTACCATTTGGGAATTTGATAAACCAAGAAAAAATGGTGACCACCCTACTATGAAACCTATTCCACTTTTATCTTATCCGATTAAAAACTCATCAATGACAAACTCTATTGTACTTGATCCATTTGGTGGAAGTGGAAGTACACTAATAGCTTGTGAACAAACTGATAGGATTTGTAGGATGATTGAACTTGATGAAAAATTTGTAGATGTCATTGTAAATAGATTTATTGAATTAGTTGGCAGTGATGAAGATGTAAGCCTTTTAAGAGACGGAAAAGAGTATAAGTATGAAGATGTTATTAATCTGACTTGATATAAATCAGTATTTGAGTGATATATGTATGTGAGGTGATTAGATGATTTCAAGGGAAATTATACAAAAATTAAAAGAGACGTATCCAGTAGGTACAAGAGTAAAACTAATCCAAATGGAAGATGAACAGGCTCCACCAGTTGGAACTTTAGGCACAGTTTATGGAGTGGATTCCATTGGATCAATCCTAGTAAAATGGGATAATGGTTCAATGTTAAATGTAATTTTTAGGGAGGATATTATTGAAAAATCTAAATAAATAACCATACATTGCTTGACTATTCCTCTATTGTACGGGAATATGTGTACAACAAAAGAGGAGGTACAAAAATGAAAAAGATTGAATTGTTAGAAAACATTAAAGAAAAAGAAGAATTTGAAGAAAACAAAATCAGTTACAGATTTTACTGGGCATATAGAGAATCCCAAAGGATAGGTCGAGACATCATAAACTTTGATGACATTGGATTCGAAGACAATCACGAAGATATGATAGAGAATCTTGAAAGGTTTGGGGTAAAAGAATTTACAATTTCAGACCAGTCAACAGGTCTTATGAAAGGGTTAAAAAGTTTTAAAAGAAAAGGTTACTTTCCTATAGACTTAATTGAAATAGATACAGGAAGGACTAATTGGAATTTCAAAGAAAGCAAAGAAGAAAAAGAATATACACCTGCACTTCTTTTTAAGAGAAATTAAGAATAGAAATAGAGAGTTAAGCAAGATAATTGCTTGACTTATCTCTCGTTGTACGGGAATATGTGTACAACAAAAGAAAAGGAGAACATTACCATGAAAAAAGACCTTTTAGAAAGATTAGAAGCAGAAGTTAAAGCTTGCAAAAGATACGCTGAAAGCTCAATAAAAAAATCAAAAGAAGGCAAGACTGGAGCAGCCATTAACCTTTTAGACATAGCGGGAACAGCAAAGAAATGTGCAGACCAAGTTCATGAAGAACTTTGGGAGGTATCAAAAGGAAATTTAACAGATGAAGAATTTCAACTTTTTGCAGAATCAGAAACACTAGAAAGAGAACTAAAGAAAGCATACAAAGAATTAAGCATAGCAAGACAAAGATAAAAATAAAATTCTAAATAGAGTTTAGGCTCTATTTGTCGTAGTAGAAGTCACAATCATGTGGCTATTTTTTATGCCTATTTTTAGAGGAAGGAGGTCAAATGAAATATAAACCAAGTAGATTTTTGCTTGAAACATCCCGATATGATAAAAACAAAGCAGACTATGCCGTCGCCTTTATAGAATGTCTGAAGCATACAAAAGGTCGATGGGCAGGCAAAGACTTCAAGCTTATTGACTGGCAAGAAGAAATCATAAGAGACTTATTTGGAATTGTAAAAGATACAGGATATAGACAATTTAATACAGCATATATTGAAATACCAAAGAAGATGGGAAAGTCTGAACTTGCAGCTGCTGTAGCACTTCTTTTAACTTGTGGTGATGGAGAAGAAAGAGCAGAGGTTTATGGATGTGCTGCTGATAGACAACAAGCAACTATTGTCTTCGATGTTGCAGCTGATATGGTAAGGATGAGCCCAGCCCTATCTAAAAGAGTAAAAATTCTAGCATCTCAAAAGAGGATGATATATAAGCCGACCAATTCTTTTTATCAAGTCTTATCTGCAGAGGCTTATTCTAAACACGGATTTAATATTCATGGTGTGGTTTTTGACGAACTTCATACTCAGCCTAATAGAAAGCTTTTTGACGTTATGACCAAAGGGTCTGGTGATGCAAGAACCCAGCCCTTATATTTTCTTATAACAACTGCTGGAACGGATACGAAATCAATCTGCTATGAGACTCATCAAAAGGCAGTCGACATACTTGAAGGAAGAAAAACTGATCCAACTTTTTATCCTGTAATCTATGGAGCAGACAGGGATGATGACTGGACAGATGAAAAAGTATGGCATAAGGCAAATCCGTCTCTTGGAATTACAGTTCCTATAGAAAAAGTAAGGCAAGCTTGTGAATCGGCTAAGCAAAATCCAACTGAAGAGAATGCCTTTAGACAACTAAGACTTAATCAATGGGTCAAACAATCAATTAGGTGGATGCCTATGGAAAAATGGGACCTATGTAATTTTGCTATTAATGAAGAAGAATTAAAAGGTAGAGTTTGTTATGGTGGTCTTGACCTATCAAGCACAACGGATATTACAGCTTTTGTTTTAGTCTTTCCTCCAGTAGATGAAGATGATAAATATCAAATATTACCCTATTTTTGGTTGCCAGAAGATAACCTCGACCTAAGAGTAAAAAGAGACCATGTAAACTATGACCTTTGGAAAAAACAAGGCTATATTATGACAACAGAAGGTAATGTAGTCCACTATGGTTTTATAGAAAAATTTATAGAGGACTTAGGTGAGGTATATAACATTAGAGAAATTGCCTTTGACAGATGGGGAGCAGTTCAGATGATCCAAAACTTAGAAGGAATGGGTTTTACAGTTGTTCCCTTTGGTCAAGGATTTAAAGATATGTCTCCACCAACAAAAGAACTCATGAAACTAACTCTCGAAAGAAAAATAGCCCATGGAGGTCATCCAGTTCTAAGGTGGATGATGGATAATATTTTCATACGAACTGATCCTGCTGGAAACATTAAAGCAGATAAAGAAAAATCTACAGAAAAAATAGATGGAGTAATTGCTACAATCATGGCCCTTGATAGAGCGATAAGATGTGGCAATGATACAAGTGAATCGGTCTATGATGATAGGGGGTTGATTGTTTTTTAATATGGGTATATAGATAAAATAGAAACATTTTTGAGGTGATATTCATGAGGAATAGAGAAGATATTATTCGTTTATGGTTTGATATGTGGATAAAAAAACAAGACTTGGGAATTAAAGATATTTTTGCTAATGATATTGTGTATACAGAAAGTTGGGGGCCAAAGTATAATAATCGCAGTACACTCGAGTTATGGTTTAAAGAATGGAACAGTCGTGCAAAAGTTGAAACATGGGATATTGTACAATTTTTAGACTTTAAAGACCAATCAATTGTGGAATGGCATTTTAAATCAGTGATGAATAATGGGAAAATTGATGAATTTAATGGAATTTCTTTGGTTAAATGGGATTTTGATAATAAAATAATAGAATTAAAAGAGTTTGGATGTAATATAGATAATTATAATCCATATGCTTATGGAGAGATTCCTAAATTTAGAAAAGAAAAGTCAAAGTGGTTTTAACATATATTTATTCATGATATTTTTTAGCATCTACATTAGTAGGTGCTTTTTTCATACCAACTTTTAGGAGGTGGTAATATAAACATTTTAAATTTAATATTCACCCGAAAGGGCACAGGCAAGTCGAGAGACAAACCTAAAGACGGGGAGAGGATATCTTCATCGTTTTTTTTATTTGGAAGAACAACAGCAGGAAGGAATGTAAATGAATTTACTGCTATGCAAATGACAGCAGTTTATTCGTGCGTAAGGGTTCTTGCTGAAACCTTAGCAGGACTTCCTCTTCATCTATATAAAAGAGGAGATTCTAATTCAAAGGAAAAAGCAAAAGACCATGCCATATACTTCTTATTACATGACGAACCTAATGATGAAATGACTTCATTTGTATTTAGAGAAACACTAATGACCCATCTATTACTTTGGGGGAATGCCTATGCTCAGATAATTCGAAATGGAAGAAATGAGGTCATAGGACTTTATCCCTTAATGCCAAACAAGATGACTGTAATGAGAAGTGAAGATGGAGAAATCTTCTATAAATACAATCATAAATCTGAAGAAGTTTATCTTTTAAAAGAAGATGTCCTTCACATACCTGGACTTGGTTTTGATGGACTTATTGGATACTCGCCAATTACCATGGCTAAAAATGCCATTGGTATGGCTATGGCTTGTGAAGATTACGGAGCGTCATTCTTCCAAAATGGAGCACAACCAGGTGGAGTTTTAGAACATCCAGGAATTATTAAAGACCCAGAAAGAGTAAGGGAGTCATGGAATGCAGCCTTTCAGGGGCCTAAGAACGCCAACAAAGTGGCTGTACTTGAAGAAGGGATGAAATACCAACCTATAGCCATAGCACCAAGTGAGGCCCAGTTTTTGGAAACTAGAAAGTTTCAGTTAAATGAGATAGCAAGGATATTCAGAATACCACCTCATATGATTGGTGACTTGGAGAAGTCATCATTTTCAAATATAGAACAGCAGTCACTTGAGTTTGTTAAATACACTCTCGATCCTTGGATTGTTCGTTGGGAGCAATCCTTAGAAAGAGCACTATTAACAAAGAAAGAAAAGGAATCCTACTTTATTAAATTCAACCTTGATGGACTTCTAAGAGGAGACTATGAGTCAAGAATGAATGGATATGCCGTAGGAAGACAGAATGGGTGGATGAGTGCAAATGACATAAGAGAATTAGAAAACCTTGATAGGATTTCAGCTGAAGAAGGTGGTGACTTATATCTTGTAAATGGAAATATGCTACCACTTGATAAGGCAGGTTCATTCTATGAAAGTAAAAGAAATGGAGATAATGATACAAAAGATGAATCAAAATAAAATATTTTGGAACTGGAAAAAGGATTCAAATGAACTCTATATAGATGGAGTTATAGCAGAAGAGTCTTGGTTTGATGATGAAATCACGCCAAGGCTCTTTTTTGAAGAATTAAAAAATAAAAGTGGAGACATAACTGTGTGGATCAACTCCCCTGGTGGAGATTGTATCGCAGCATCGAGAATTTACACCATGCTTTTAGAACACAAGGGAAATGTGACCATTAAGATTGATGGACTTGCAGCATCAGCAGCATCGGTCATTGCTATGGCAGGAACTGAAGTATTGATGAGTCCTACATCATTAATGATGATTCACAACCCCTTAACTGTGGCAATTGGGGACTCAAAAGAAATGCAAAAAGCCATAGATATGTTAAAGGAAGTTAAGGAATCAATCATCAATGCCTATGAGATTAAGACAGGTTTATCCAGAGAAGAGATTTCTAATCTAATGGATGGAGAGACTTGGTTTGATAAGAATAAGGCCATCGAGATGGGTTTTTGTGATGGAACTCTCACTGACAAAAGAAAAGATGAAAAAGCTACAAACATGGTCTTTTCAAGACGAGCAGTTACAAACTCACTTTTAACAAAGATAAATAAAGAAGTAAAGACTCACTCAATGAGTGAGGTAGAAGAAAGATTAAACAAAATTAAAAATACTTGGAGGTAATTATATGAACTTAAAAGAACTAATGGAAAAGAGAACTAAAGCTTGGGATGAGGCAAAGGCATTTGCTGAATCTAAGAAAGATGAAAAGGGTCTAATGTCTGATGAAGACTTCAAGACATATGAAGAGATGGAGAGAACTATCGAGAATTACACTCGTGAAATTGAAAGAAAGAAGAGGGAAGAAGAAATGGATAAAACTTTAGAAAAACCTACTACTCAAGCATTAACAAATGAACCTGCTACTTTTAATGAAGAAGAAAAACCAATGAGAGCAAGAAATGTTTATAAGAAGTCTATGATGAAGGCATTAAGAACTAACTTTAGAGATATTTCCAATGAATTAAAAGTTGGTACAGATGAAAGTGGTGGATATTTAGTTCCAGAAGAAATGGAAGTAGATATTGTAAATGGACTTGAAGATGAAAATATTGTAAGAAAACTAGCTACAAAAGTTCAAACTTCTGGACTTCATAAAATTAACATTGCTGCTACGAAACCAGCAGCCCTATGGGTAGAAGAAGGTGGTCAACTAACCTTTGGAGATGGCACATTCGATCAAGTATCTCTAGATGCACACAAACTCCATGTTGGTATTAAAGTAACTGAAGAACTTCTATATGATGCAGCCTTTAATTTAGAAAAATACATTACTGAAGAATTTACTAGAGCGTTAGCAAATGCTGAAGAGGATGCCTTCTTAAATGGCGATGGAGTAAATAAGCCTACAGGAATTTTTGACTCTAAAAAGGGTGGAGAACTTGGAGGAACAACAAAAGCTCAAACAATCACTGCAGATGAATTAATTGATTTAGTTTACTCCTTAGATAGGCCTTATAGGAAGAAAGCCGCCTTCATTTTAAATGATGCAACAGTTGCTCAAATTAGAAAGCTTAAAGATGTTAATGGTGCATATATTTGGCAACCATCACTTAAAGATGGAGAACCAGATAGACTTTTAGGATATCCTGCCTACACATCAGCCTTTGCTCCAAAAGCTGAAAAAGGAAAGCTTGCAGTAGCCTTTGGCGATTTTTCATACTACAAGATTGGAGATAGAGGAAATAGGTCTTTTCAAGACTTAAAGGAACTATTTGCTGGAAATGGTATGGTTGGTTTCTTAGGTAAGGAAAGAGTTGATGGAATCTTAGTTTTAAGAGAAGCAGTTAAACTATTAAAAATCGGTGCTACTGCCTAAGGAGTAAATTATGATTACTCTTGAGGAGGCAAAGTCCTATTTAAGGGTGGATTTTGATGATGAGGATGAGATGATTAATTCTTTCATCCAATCATCAATAAAGCACTCCATGGATGTAGCCAGGGTTGATAGTGAAGAAGAACTTTCTAAAAATCCAAATGGAAAGATAGCTGTCCTCTATATGACCGCTTATCTTTATGAACACAGAGAAGAGGCAGATTATTCTGAACTAAACTTAACTCTAAGGGCTTTATTATTTGGAATGAGAAAGGCTGAGTTCTAATGAAGATATCGGATTTAAATAGAAAAATAATCTTTCAAAATAAAAATGTTGAGGTGGATGGAATTGGTAACCATAAATCAGTATGGATGGACTATCTAACAACATCAGCCTATATTTCCTTTCAAGGAAAAGGTGAAGAGGTTTTTTTAGGAATGGAAGTAGACAGGTCAGACATTTCTTTTACTGTAAGATTTCAAAATAGGTTAAAGAATATTAACACTTCAGAATACAGAATTCTATTTGATGATGAAATGTACAATATCATATCAATTGACTTTATGAACTATAAAAATAGACTTATAAAGTTTAGAAGTAGGAAGGTGAGTAGATGAATGTAAAAATTGAAAACCTCGCCAGTGAAATAATGAAAGGCTTAGAAGAATATTCTGATATGGCAACAGACGAAGTCAAAAAGGAAGTTAAAAAGACTGGTAGTAATATTAGAAAAGACATACAAGAAAATGCACCTGTAGGAGAAACAAGGAAATATTCTAAGTCCTGGTCTGTAAAAACTATGAAAGAAACTTCAAATTCAATAGAACTTGTGGTTCACTCAAGAAATAGATACCAGCTGGCTCATCTACTTGAAAAAGGTCATGTTCTTAGGCAGGGAGGAAGAGTATCTGCTAAGCCACACATTGGACCAGCTGAAGAGAAAGGAGTAAGAGAATTGGAAGAAAATATAATGAGGAAATTACAAGATGGATAGGCTATTAAAAATAATTGAAAAGATAGGACTCCCATTTGCATACTCGCACTTTGCTGAAGGAGAAAGCCCTTCTCCACCATTTATAGTCTATCTATTTCCAAAGAATAAACACTTTGGTGCAGATGGAGTAGTTTTCTATAAAAACACCCAGATAGACTTAGAACTTTATACCGATAAGAAAGATTTAAAATTAGAAGAAAAAATAGAAGAGATACTTGATAGAGAAAAGATCTATTATGAAAAGTCTGAAGTTTGGATTGAATCAGAAAGACTCTATGAAGTTCTCTATGAATTTACTATGGAGGTAAAAAATGGCTAATAAAGTTAAATTTAATATTTGTAATGTTAATGACCTAACCCCACGAGCCTTGCGAGTGGAAGGTAGGTCAGATGTCACGCAATCCAATTCTCTGCGACTGATAAGGAGCGAAGAGAATTGTGATGGAGCTGACTCACTACAATTTATGGGAGGTAACAATTATGGCAAATAAGGTAAAGTTTAATATTTGCAATGTGCATTATGCATTATTCGATAAAGCTGAAGAGGGCGTTATTAAATATAAAACACCAGTGCCAATGCCTGGTGCTGTTTCAATTTCATTGGATCCTAATGGAGAGCCTGAAAGCTTTTATGCAGATGGAATTGAATACTACACTATTTCAAACAATATGGGATATGATGGAGATTTAGAAATCGCCCTTATTCCAGAATCCTTTAGGACGGATGTTTTGATGGAAAGATCAGATTCAAATAAAGTTCTTATTGAGTCTTCAAATTCCGAAACTGCAAACTTTGCACTGTTATTTGAGTTTGATGGTGACCAAAAGAAAATCCGTCACGTCATGTATAACTGCTCAGCAGCAAGACCTACTCTTGAAGGAGAAACCAACGAGGAATCAAGAGAAGTCCAACCAGAAACCTTGTCTATTCAAGCAAGACCACTTCCAAATGGAAATGTAAAGGCTAGAACAGGCGAAGAGACTACAAAGGAAACTTATGATGGTTGGTACAAGTCAGTCTATATGCCAACAGAAAATACAGTAACACCTTCAAGAGCAAGTGTTGGAGGTAAATAAATATGGCACTAACCAAGAAAATTCAAATCGATGGGAAAGAAGTTGTTTTCCGTGCATCAGCAGCAATCCCAAGAATCTATAGACTTAAATTTGGAAGAGATATCTTCAAAGACTTAATGGAACTTGAAAAATCCATGAAGAAAAATGATGAAGATAAATCCAATCTAGATATAGGCTCATTAGAACTATTTGAAAATATAGCCTATGTAATGGCAAAGCATGGAGATAAATCTGTACCAGATAGTCCAGAAGAATGGTTGGATAATTTCTCAACCTTTTCAATTTATCAAATTCTACCTCAGCTAATTGAATTATGGGGACTTAATATAAAATCGGAAGAAGTTCCTAAAAAAAAGTAAGGCCAACAGAAAGACCAATGACTACACCCTTGTTTCTATTAAGGGCAGTGGAACTTGGTCTTTCTGTTTCTGATTTATCTCTACTAACAATTGGACTTGTAAATGATATGTTTACAGAAAAGAATAATGACGACTATAAATATAAAGAAGTAGCTACGCAAGAAGACTTTGATAAATTTTAATCTTCAAGCTTAGCTACTCTTTTTTCAGCGTCTTTATAGACTTTGGATTCCGCTCTTGCACCGATAATAATGACAAGAACTTCGTCATCTGATTTTTCCAATTTATAAACGATCCTAAGACCTGAACTCTTAAGTTTAATTTTCATAAGACCAGCAAGCTTAGAATCAGAAAGGTTAGAAAGAGGCTTGCCATACCCACCTTCAGTATTAGGAAGAGGATTTATCAAGATCCTCTTAAGTGCTTTATCGACAATTTTCTTTGAGATCCATCTAAGGCTTTATAGTCTTGGATGGCTTCTTTTATAAAGGATAGTTTATAGTTCATTCAATTTCGTCCTCATCAAGAGGAGAGACTTCATTTAAATTGATATGAAAGGCTTCTTCAAATTCATCTTGAGAAATTAAATCGGATTTATCCATTGATGACATCCTTGTATTGGCAAGCATAAGATCTCTTGCATCTTCGAGTTCATCAATAAGTTTCATATATTCATCTGGGGAAAGAAGAATGCACTCAGGGGCGTTATTTTTTAATACAACTTTAGAACCATTTACTTTAACATCATCGAAAATACGTCCAGCTAGACCTCGATTGAATTCAGAAATGGATACAGTCTTATTGGATAATTCTTTTACAAAATTCATACTTATCACCTCAAGATAAGTATAGCAAAAATTGATAAAAACATCAACAAAAACACTGATAAATATATCTCTAAAGAGGAGGTGAGATATTGGCAAATAGAATAAAAGGGATAACTGTTGAGATTGGTGGAGATACTACCAAATTACAGACCGCACTAAAACAAGTTAATACGGAGATAAAACATACCCAATCAGAACTTCGTGATGTCAATAAACTTCTAAAACTTGATCCTGGAAATACAGAACTTATCTCCCAAAAGCATAAGCTATTAGGACAGACCTTAGAAGAAACAAAGAACAAATTAACTTCTTTGAAAGAGGCACAAAAACAAGCTGAACAGGCTCTTGCAGAAGGAAAGATTTCCCAAGAGCAATATGATGCACTTAAACGAGAGATTATTGAAACAGAACAAGCCCTTAAATCTTTAGAAAGGCAAGGTGCAACCACTAATCAAACCCTGCAAAACATAGCTATTACTGGAGAAAAATGGCAAAACACAGGGCAAAATATAGAAAATGTAGGAAGAAAAATGATGCCAGTATCTCTTGCAGTAGCAGGTCTTGGGGTAGCGGCTGTAAAGACTGCATCAGATTTTGATTCAGGTATGTCAAAGGTAAAAGCAGTATCTGGTGCAACAGGCTCCGACTTTGATGCCCTAAGGGAAAAGGCTCGTGAAATGGGGGCCAAGACCAAGTTCTCAGCATCTGAAGCGGCAGAGGCTATGAACTACATGGCTATGGCTGGTTGGAAAAGTAAAGATATGATTAGTGGTATTGAAGGAGTCATGAACCTTGCTGCAGCTAGTGGTGAGGATCTAGCTACTACTTCAGATATCGTTACAGATGCCCTTACAGCCTTTGGTTTAAAAGCTGAAGACTCTTCTCACTTTGCTGATGTTCTTGCTGCTGCATCATCTAATGCCAATACCAATGTTTCATTAATGGGTGAAACCTTCAAATATGCTGCACCTATTGCTGGGACACTTGGCTATTCAGTTGAAGATACAGCAGTAGCTATAGGTTTAATGGCTAACGCAGGAATAAAAGGCTCACAAGCAGGGACCGCTTTAAGGTCTGGACTAACAAGACTCGCATCACCAACTAAAGAAGTTATTAATGGAATGTCCATGTTGGGATTATCTATTGAAGATGTACAGGGCCTTTCACTTGATGAAACTCTAAGCACCTTTAGGGTAGCCTTTGCTAATTTAGATGGAACTCAAAAAGCACAAGCAGCATCCATGATATTTGGTAAAAATGCCATGTCTGGAATGTTGGCAATTATAAATGCCAGTGAGAAAGACTATAATAGTTTGAGTGATGCCATCTATAATGCAGATGGAACAGCAGAAAAAATGGCTGCTACTATGCAGGATAACCTAGCTGGCCAATTAAAGATTTTACAATCTGCCTTAGAAGAATTAGCTATATCCTTTGGAGAACTTTTGATGCCTGCTGTTAGAAAAGCAGTAGATATATTAACAAAACTGGTAAATGGACTTAATGCACTTCCAGGTCCAGTAAAAGGTATTATTGCAGGTATCGGTCTTTTTATAGCTGCTCTTGGTCCTGTACTTATGATTGTAGGAAAACTTATTTGGTCAATCGGAACTATTATGACCAAAGGACCTCTAATAGTAGGAGGAATAACTAAGATAGTTGGAATCTTTACAGGTACACTTATACCAGCAATCACTGCAGTAGTATCAGCCATTGGTATTGTTCCTATTGCTATTGGTGCAGTAATAGCTGGTCTTGTTCTTTTATGGAAGAAGTGCGACTGGTTTAGAGAAGGGGTCATCTCCATATGGGAAACTATTAAGGAATCAACTGTTGCTATTTGGAATGGAATAAAAGAATTCTTCGTAAACCTATGGCAAGGGATATCTGATTCATGGACAAATACCTGGACTGAAATCACAAGTTTTCTATCAGACTTCTGGTCTGGATTTATTGAAGGTGTTAAGACTACTTGGAAAGGCATCAAGGACTTCTTTGCCAACCTATGGAATGGACTTTCTGAAGGATGGAATACTACCTGGACATCTATAACAACTTTTCTAACTGAATCTTGGAATACCTTTATTGAGGGAGCAAAGAGTCTATGGCAAAGTTTAGGAGAGTTCTTTACGAGCCTCTGGACGGGAATTCAAACAACTTTTACCAATATATGGACAGCTATTTCAACTACAACTACAGAAGTATTTACTGCAGTTGGAGAGTTTATCAGAACTACTTGGGAAGGTATTAAGACTTTAATTTCAACCGTTCTTGATGCAATCAAAGTAAAAGTAGAGACTATTTGGAATGGACTAAAAGAATTTTTAACAACAGTTATTACTGCTATTGGAGAATTTATTTCTACATCCTGGACAAACATAAAAACTACAATTGAGACTATCTTGACTTCTATTAAGACAGTCCTTGAATCAATCTGGAATGGGATAAAGACCTTTATCTCATCAACAATGAATAATATTAAATCCTTTGTTTCATCTGGTTGGAATTCCATAAAGTCGACTATTTCATCTGCAGTAAATACCGCGAAGTCAGCAGTATCGTCTGCCTTTAATTCTATGAGATCAAGCATTTCATCGACCATGTCAAATATTCAGTCCACTATTAGAAATGGATTTAATAATGCAGTTAATCACATTAAGAATTTAGCATTTCAAGCTTATACATGGGGAGCCGATATGATTAACGGAATTGCTAGAGGGATTAGAAGTGCAATTAGCAATGTTACATCGGCTGTATCGAATGTAGCATCAACTATTAGGTCTTACCTGCACTTCTCTGTTCCAGATGTTGGTCCGCTTACCGACTATGAATCATGGATGCCTGATTTTATGGAAGGTTTATCTAAAGGAATTGAAAAGAGCAGGAGATTAGTACAATCTTCAATGAAAAATGTGGCAAGCGATATGGTTTTAAGCCCCAATATATCATCTCTAGGTATTGGAGGACATGATAAAGAATCCAATATAAATGGGATTGATATAGGAAGACAAATATCTGATGCACTTGCAAACATAAATTTAAAATCTGAAAATTCTGGAGATATAGTCATACCAGTTTATCTTGGTGGAACTCTCCTTGATGAAGTTATTGTCAATGCATCTATGCGTAAGAATTTAAGAAGTGGAGGTAGATAATGACCTAACCCAAAATCTATGATTTTGTTGGTAGGTCAGATGCAGTCTCACCCCATGAACAAGGAGCAAAGCGACGCAGTGAATGGAGGTGTAGTCGTATAATGAAATATCAATCATATTTAATTATTGAAGGAGTAGACCTACCTCTACCAAATTCTTATGATTTGGAGTTTAGAGATATAGAAGCAGATACTGGAGGAGAAACAGAAGCAGGCACTATTCAAAGGGATATTGTTAGAAATAAAGTAGCAAGTATTTCTGTAAGTTTTTCTTGTAGTCCTAAACTTGTAAAGACCTTAAGCAATTTTGCTAACAAGTCTAATCTTAAAGTTAAATTCTTAGATACAGAAACATTGGAACTAAAAGAGACACAAATGTATATAGACAAGTTTCAAGTCAAACTAATAAAAGATACTTCTTATAAAGGATTGTGGGAAGTATCTTTTTCATTGGAGGAATATTGATGTATCTAACAAGCAATGAATATAAAACAGTTATAAAAAAGAACTCTCGTAAATTTTACTGGACGGGAAATATCATCTTAAAAGATGAAACAATCATTCCATTTACCAATAAAGATATTCTTAAAGGGTCTGGATACATCCATCGATCCTGCTCTGGATCATCTGAGCTTGAAATAGGTACAGTTTATGCTGGAGAACTTGGAATCAGTCTTTTTTCAGATATAGATAGGTATTCTCTAGAAGATTCAAAGCTAGAACTTTTTTATCATCAAGAATTAGAGAATAAAAAGATAGAAACCATACCAATGGGAATTTTTGATGTCACTGAAGCAAATAGGTCTAAGAAAATTTTAGAACTAAAAGGATATGACTATATGCTTAGATTTGATAAGAATTTCCCAGTAACAGATACCTTTGGTACAGCCTTTGAACTACTAAGTCTTTCATGTGAGAAGTGCAAGGTAGAACTAGGAATGACGGAAGATGAGGTAAAAGCTTTTGTAAATGGTGAGGAAGTTTTGGCAATTTATCAAGACCATGATATAGAGACTTACAGGGACTTTATTCACTATATAGCATCAACCCTTGGTGCTTTTGCTGGGGTTTCTCGTGATGGGAAATTGGTTTTAAGAAAGTATGCAGAAAGTATATCAACTGAAATTAAAACGAGAGAAAGATTTTCTTCATCAATATCAGATTTTAAGACAAGATATACAGCCATCAACTCAACAAATGCAAAGACTAAAATAGCTGAATACTACTCTTTAGAAAATGATGATGGTCTAACTATGAATCTTGGAATAAATCCACTGATGCAGTTAGGACTTCCAGAAAAAAGGAAAAGAATGTGTGAGGTACTTCTTACTGAAATTTGTAAGATTCATCACACACCTTTTGACATGGTGACTATAGGAGACCCAAGCCTTGATGTTGGAGATAGGATAGCTATTTCTTACGAAGAAGAAAAGATAGAAGGACTTATCACTGATATTGAATACAAGATAAATGGTAAGCATAGAATTCTTGGTGTAGGGAAGAACCCATACTTATCTAGGGCTAAAAGCAAGAATGATAAGAATATAGCAGGACTTTTAAACCAGATTGAATCTGAAAAATTAGTTGTTCATTCATATTCAAATTATTCTGCCTTTAATATTTCCACAACAGATACACCAATAATTCGTATAGAATTTGCATCCAATAAAGAAACGGAGGCAATTTTTAATGCATCTATCTTGTTAAATATAATTTGTGATACTGAAGAAAAAATAAGAAAGATATCTAGAAAGGTCAAGAAACAAGTTGAGGTATTAAATGAAGAAGTAAAGTCCTATGATCCTCCAAAGTTTGATACCCAAGAGGGCACAAGCGAAAAAGAGGAAGTAGAAGAATTAGACTTTATTGAAAACATAGAAATACCAACAAGGATTATTGTTACCTATGTTTTTAATGATACGAAAATAGAACATCACATTCCAAAGGAAACCTACCTAAGTGGTGACCATATTTTAAATCTTTTTTATCCATTAACTAAACTTCAGGAAAAGACGATGAACAACTTCTCAGTGCTTATTAGACTTGAATCAGGACAAGCTATGATAGGTAAAGATAATGCTATTGCGGCTATATCTGGTCAATCTCTAGGTTCTACAGAGGCTTGGGATGGAAAGCTTAAGATTGATGAATCTTGGAAGAGAATAGAACTTAGTCATTCATTCCTGCTTAGGAAATTCAATGCTGAATACAAAGTAGAAAGTCAAGTCCCAAGACCACTAGCATTTAATGAAAAGGTAGGAAGATTTAAATATCGGGGGTTGGTGCTTGGAAAATATAAAGAAGAAATCGCTACAGAATTTAAAGATAAGGAGGAAGGAAATGCTTAAGGGTAAATCAGTAATTGAGCTAACTGATGTGAGAACAAATACGAAGGAGATATATGAAGATGAAAACTTAATAACTAATGCAGTCCCAGATTTATTAAGACTCAATCCATCAGGACTAATGTATCCAGTCGGAGAGGAACTTGTAACAAAATTTCACGAAGAGATTTTTCCAATTGCCAATAAATGCTATGGTGGAATCTTGTTATTTGAAAATCCTCTTGATGAAGATCCTAAAAAAATATATCCACCATCTGATAATAAGATTATTGGATATGCTTCAAATGATGTTAATTCAACGGATGCATCTAAAAGGGGGTCGGCAAACTTAACTGAATCTTCTCCCATAGATAATGGATATAAATTTGTATGGGACTTTTCTACATCACAAGGAAATGGAAGAATATCGTCACTAGCGTTGACCCATTATAGAGGAGGTAAATTTTATTATGGAGATGAAAATGGTAGGGACCCATTTCTCCTTTTAAATAGAACAAAAATGAGTTCTGATAGGAATATCACAGATATTTATCAAGGATGTGTTGAGTATGATTTGGAAAGTAACACATTGGTATCAATATGGCCTAAAAATAATAAATCTATAGACATAGTTAAGTTAAAAGAATCAATTACCAGTATTGGTCTAAACGATCCAATACTTACAAAAGGTTTTAATAAAGAAGATAAAACCGTAGTAGATGCTACCGAATTTTTTAACAAGTGCAGCACATGGTATGAGTCTTGTTTTTATGATGGGAAAAATGGATATTGGTATGGATTTGCCGTTAATAGAAGCAACCTTATAAGAATGAAGATTTCAAAAATTGATTATTCTACAACTGTTGATAATTGGTCATTGAACAATGTTAGGCTTTATAAAACTGGGGAGTATAAAACACAATCAAGCAGTTATTGTGAAAGAAAAACATTTAGTTGTATAAAAGATGGTTATTTATATGCACTAGATTATAACAATAGCAATTTTTTATATAAAATTAATATTGAAAATCCTGTAGATATCAATAAGTTTGACCTTGGCTACGATATTATTAGAGTATTCTATTCAGGGGAATACTCATATTTAACTAATTGGGGGGATTTTGTATTAGGTTATAAATTTGCGATTAGTAAAAATGACCAAATTTTCTCGAACAAAGATAATTCTAATTATCAAGGAAGAGGTCTACAAAATTTAATGTCTGCAACAGTAAATCTAGGTCCATTAATTTTAGGATATGGGGGATATGAAGATACTTTTTATAAACTTTTATTTCTTCATACTCCATATCTAGGAACAATTAATAACTTATCAAGTCCAATATTAAAAACGGCAGATAAGACAATGAAAATAACATATACCTTAACAGAGGAGGAATAAAATGAATAAGTTTTTAGAAATACTAAAAGTATGTTTTACAGCCATTGGAGGATGGTTGGGATTTTATCTTGGAAGTGTAGATGCTTTTATTTACACACTACTTGCTTTTGTAATAGCTGACTATTTGACAGGAGTTTTGAGAGCAGGGGTCGAAAGAAAACTGTCTTCATCCATAGGATTTAAAGGGATAGCTAAAAAGATAATGATTTTTATAGTTGTAGGTATCGCAAACCTATGTGATGTAAATTTAATCAAAGGTGATGGGACAATGATAAGAACAGCCATCATCTTTTTTTATATAGCAAATGAAGGGCTTTCTATCTTAGAAAACTCTGTAGCTTTAGGATTGCCAGTACCAGAAAAATTAAAAAGAGTATTAGAACAATTCAAGGAGGAGAAATAAATGAGTAATAGTCCATTAGTACAAGCAAGAATTCTTTCACCTAACCATAGTGGAAGAAGAAATCAAGAGATAACTAAAATAGCAATTCACCATGCAGCTGGAGTTATAAATGGTAGAAATCTTGCTGGGATATTTGTGCCAAGGTCAAGACGTGCATCAGCTAACTACAATTTAGGATCCGATGGAGTCATTGTTTTAGGAGTAGATGAATCTAACAGAGCCTGGACAACCTCATCTTCCTGGTGTGACAATCGAGCAGTCACAATTGAAGTAGGGAACTCTACGAGAGGACCTCAGTGGTTAGTTTCTGATTACGTTTTAAATAGACTAATTGATTTAGTGACAGACATCTGCAGGAGAAATGGAATCTATCCTTGCACCTATACTGGGGGCAAGGATGGCGTTCTTCAAAAACACGAGTGGTATAAAAATACAAATTGTCCTGGCCCATATCTAGGAAGTAAGTTCCCATATATAGCAAGTGAAGTCAATAAAAGACTAAGAGAAAATAAGAATGTTAGTAATCCAACAGGTGGGATATATAGAGTTAGAAAATCTTGGTCTGATATAAAAAGCCAGAAAGGTGCATTTAAGAATTTAGAAAATGCCAAAAGATGTGCCGATAGATTTGGATTAAAAGTTTTCGATGCTAATGGCAAGATAGTATATCCAGTTGGAAAGACAATCGACCAATTAGCGAGAGAAGTTATAAGTGGGAAATGGGGTAATGGAGAAGAGAGAAAAAGAAGGTTAACTCAAGCTGGATACGACTATTATGCAGTTCAGAGAAGAGTGAATAGTATGTTATAAAATAGCATTAAAAAATCAAATGTCTTATAATATCCATAGGAGTTAATGCTATGAATAATTTAGAATTAGAAGTTATAAATATTTTGAACGCTGACGAAAGAATTCTAAACTTTTCTTTTGCCAAGAAAACTAAGTCAGCCTATTTTATAATAATAAAAGGTGATAGTGAATATATTACCTTTAGAATAAGTAATCATCCGACGAACTCTTTTTATTCAAATAGGACCTTTAATAATAAAAAGGACTTAAATCAATTACTGGAAGAAATAAGAAATTATTTGGATAAGACAGACTGGTACACTTTTAAATATGAAGACTACTTTTGTTTAAAAACACTATCCAACATTCCATTTGAAAGAATACAATTCTATATTGATAATACGATGGGTATTTTTGACCATTCATTAGGTGGACTTGTATTTTATCAAAGTAGAGAATTTGGGAGAAACAATAAAGAATTTAATGTAGTGTCTGAATCATTTCAGAAGGAACTGAGAAAACTTTTTGCATCAGGTTTAATTAGTTCCCACAGAGAAGGCAAAGATGATCTCCTGGTTTATATTAATAAATCTGGTAAAGTTATGATGGATTTAACGGAGAATAAATACAAAGAGAGATATAAAGATGATGAAAAAAATATTAACTATAGATATATATATAGAAGTACCAGAAGTAGAATAAACTTTTAAAATATGCATATAAAGTTAACTTAATATTTAAGGATAAGTCCTGACGGTTTTCGTAAAAGAAAATTTGTCAGGACTTTTTTTTATTTTAGACCGGAAAAAGGCCTCTTAAAAACACTTAGACAGTTAGGAGGTTATTTTATGAATCTAACAGATAAAGAGAAAATAATAGAATTGAGGATTAAGGGGTTTGGATATAAAAAGATAGCGTCCGAACTAAGTATAAGTGTTAATACAGTAAAGTCTTATTGTCAGAGAAATGGATTAAGCGGCACAGGTAACGATAGGTGCAAAAATTGCGGCGTTTTAGTCAAGCAAAATCCGAAGAGAAAAAAGAAGAAGTTTTGCTCAGATAAATGTAGATTAACATGGTGGAATTCTCATCAAGATAAAATAAATAAAAGAGCAAATTACACCTTAACTTGTAACCATTGTGGCAAAAACTTTATTTCTTATGGAAATAAAAACAGAAAGTACTGCTCTCACAGTTGTTATATATCAGCTAGTTTTTGTGGTGACGAAAATGCACAATAGAGAAATTATCTACCAAGTTACCATGAGTTATGTAAGACAGTTATTACGTAGAAACTTAATAACTGAAGAGGAATACCATGAATTCAATAAAAAAATGCTTGATAAATATAATCCTGAAATAGGTGACTTAATAGCAGATATAGACTTGATATAGTGCGGATAGTACGGGAATATGTAATGAAAGAAAGGAGGAAAAAATGGCTAAAATTACAAAAATTAAGAACCAAAATCTTAAGTTAAATGCCAAAATAAAAGTTGCTGCATATGCTCGTGTATCCGAAGCAACTGATATGACACATAAATCACTATCAGCTCAAGTTAACAACTATAAGAAACTTATTAAGAGCAATCCAGAATGGGATTATGCAGGGGTTTATGCAGACGAAGGAATCACAGGAAGAACAACGAAAAATAGGGCAGAATTTAATCGACTTTTAGAAGATTGTAAGGCGGGAAAAATTAACATGGTATTGGTCAAAAGTATCAGTCGTTTTGCAAGAGATACAGTAGATTGCTTGAATACAGTTAGAGAACTGAAAGACTTAAATATAGCTGTATATTTTGAACGAGAAAGAATAAACTCTTTAACTTCTGAGGGAGAGCTTCTTCTAACATTACTGGCCTCATTTGCTCAAGAAGAATCAAGATCAATTTCTGAAAATGTTAAATGGGGTATAAAAAAGAACTTTGAACAAGGAATAGAAAATGGTCACATTGCTCCTTATGGGTATTACTGGGACGGAGAAAAATATAGAATAATTCCTTTTGAAGGTAAAGTCGTAAAAGAAATATATGAAAGATATCTAAAGGGAGAATCTGCCTATGCAATTGCTAAAGATTTAGGTAACCGAGGAATAGTTGGAAGACAAGGTAGACAATTAGAACAAACAACGGTTAAGGACATTCTATCAAGTATCTCTTATACAGGTGATATGATCCTTCAAAAAAATTACATTGATGAATCTAAAGTAAGAAAAAGAAATAAAGGCGAACTTCCTATGTATTTGGTAGAAAACATGTATGAACCCTTAGTTTCAAAAGAAGATTATCAAAAAGCTCTTAATATTAGAAGAGAAAGAGCAGAAAAAATGCCAAATAAAAATCCAATTTTGACACCTTATTCAGGATTAGTAAAATGTGGAAATTGTGGAAGTGGGATTAGCAGAAGAACGGCAGGAAATAAAAAGAAATGGGTTTGTAACACAAAGGAACGTAAAGGATTAGACTGTTGTGATAGTAGACCAATTAAGGAAGAAGAATTGATAAAAGCATCTGATGAGGTAATTGGGCTTAGTGGATACAGTAACGAGGAGTTTAAAGATAGAATTAAAGAAATAAAAATCTTTGGAGACAGACTCGAGTTTAAACTCAAGAATGGAAAGATTAAAGTTATAGAAAGAACCTACACTGGAGAGAGGGGTTCGAATCCATTCACTAATAAAATTTACTGTAAACAATGTGGGAGTAAATGCATTAGACACAACAACGGAAAATCTAAAGCTTGGTTTTGTACAAACAGAGATTTCAAACCATTATCTGAAGAAGAATTAAAAAAGGCGGCATTTAAAATCCTAGGGAGTAACTTTCAAGGAAAAGTAGTAGAGCACATTAAAATAATCAATATTTCAAAAAATAAGTTAGAATTTCTTTTTAAGAATGGAGATGAGAAGATATGGCAAAGAGAGTAACAAAAATACCTGCTACACTAAATTTAATATCCTCACAACCCTTATCACAAGTGAAAAAAAGAAGGACTGCAGGTTATGCTAGGGTTTCTACTGACAGTGAAGAACAAGCAACAAGTTATGAAACACAAATGGCTTATTATAAGAACTACATCGAATCAAGAAGTGATTGGGAGTTTGTAGGAATGTATTCTGATGAAGGAATCAGTGCCACTAACACGAAAAGAAGAGATGGATTTAAACAAATGATAAATGACGCCTTAGATGGAAAAATTGATTTAATAATAACTAAGTCAGTTTCTAGGTTTGCAAGAAACACTGTAGACTCCCTTCAAAATGTAAGAAAATTAAAAGAGAAAGGCGTAGAAATATATTTTGAAAAAGAAAATATATGGACGCTTGATGCCAAGGGAGAACTTTTAATAACCATCATGTCGTCACTTGCACAGGAAGAATCAAGAAGTATTTCTGAAAATACGACATGGGGAAAAAGAAAACAATTCGCTGAAGGAAAAGTAAGCCTTGGATACAAACATTTCTTGGGTTATGATAAAGACTTTAAAATCAATGAAGAAGAAGCAAAAATTGTAAGACTTATTTATAGGCTATTTATAACGGGACTTTCTTATACAGCTATTGCTAAGGAATTAGAAAAGAGAGGATTTAAAACAACCTATGGAAAAGACAAATGGCACGCTTCTACAATAAAATCAATACTAACCAATGAGAAGTATAAGGGAGACGCTTTACTACAAAAAGAATATACAACTGACTTTTTACAAAAGACTAGAAAAATGAACGAAGGCGAAATCCCTCAGTACTATGTTGAAGACCATCATTCAGGAATAATAAGTCCTGAACAATTTGAATTCGTCCAGTTAGAAATTGATAGAAGAAAATCTCAAGGAAGAAAAAGTGGTAATTCAATATTTTCAAGTAAAATAAAGTGTGGTTGCTGTGGCGCATGGTATGGAGAAAAGGTATGGCACTCTAATACAAAGTATAGACATAAGATTTATAGGTGCAATAAAAAATATAAAAAGGGAGAAGAACCATGCAACTCTCCTACTATTGATGAAGAGCAAATAAAAGAAATTTTTCTCAAGTCGCTAAATTCATTGGCGTCTATAAAAAAAGAAGTAAAACAAAATTTACAAACACTACTTAAAACAGTTTACAACACCGCAGATCTAGAAAGAGAATCTGAAAATCTTAAGGAAGAACTGATTATTATAAGTAAACGAATTGAAGACTTGGTTAGAGAAAATGCAATGAGTAATGGAAACCAGGTCAATTTTATAGGAAAAGAAGAGCGATTAAGAAATATATACAACGAGAAATTCAACAAATTTAAAAACATTGATGAAGAAATTAAGCAAAAAAAAGATAAAGAAAATGAAATCTTAGGTTTTATAAAAAATATAGATTCTATGGAAAACAGTTATAAATCTTTTGATAAAGATCTATGGGCTGGGCTAGTTGACTATATAGAAATGGATAAAGAAGGTATAGCAAAGGTGATATTTAAGGGTGGAACCGTAGTAAAAGTCGAAATTTAAAACATCTCACATGTTGTGAACTGACCCCCAAAAGTTGGACTTAAAAACCAACTTAAGGAGGTCAGTTTTTAAATGGCAAAATACAAAACAGAATTTAAGGTTAAAGTAGTAAAAGAATATCTTGAAGGAAATGTAAGTTACAAAGACTTAGCAAAAAAATACTCCATACCAGATAAACATATCGTTAGAACTTGGGTTAATGCTTATGAATCTCAAGGCTATGAAGGACTAAAAGTATCAAGAAAAAATAATAACTACTCTTTAGACTTAAAACTAAATGTAGTAGACTTGTATTTAACAGGAGAAATGTCCTATCAAAGCCTAGCAAATGAACTTAAAATCAGCAATCCATCCATGATAGCTAGATGGGTAAAAGAATTTAGAGACGAAGGCATAGAAGGACTGAAACCAAAAAAGAGAGGAAGACCTTTAAATATGCCAAATACAGATAAAAATAAAGATTTAAAAAACAAACATAATAAAACAAAAAAAGAATTGAGTGAATTAGAAAAACTAAGAAAAGAAAACTACTATCTTCAAATGGAAGTAGAAATTCTAAAAAAAAAGATTCAATTCTCTCAAATGACAGAAACAGAAATAGACGAATATCTAAGGTCATTAGATCATTAAGAGATAAATTCAAACTAAATGATCTTTTAGAATACTTTAACTTTCCAAAATCAAGCTACATGTATTGGCAACAACGCTTAGACATACCAAACAAAGATGAGCAAGTAGAGAAGAAAATACTAGAGATTAGAAAAGATAATCCAAACTATGGATACAGAAGAATAACAGCAATGTTAAAGAAAACAGGGCTTTTGATAAATAAAAAGAAAGTTCAAAGACTAGTACAAAAGCTAAAACTTCAAGTAACAAACTTCTCAAGAAAAACAAGAAAATACTCATCATACAAAGGAACAATAGGTAGAGTAGCAGACAATAAAATAAATAGAAACTTTAAAGTAGAAAAAGCCTACACATATATAACAACAGATACAACAGAATTTAAGTATCTAGAAAAAGATACAAAAGACAACTATCAAGTAAAAAAACTTTATCTAAATCCATATTTAGATATGTATAATGGTGAAATAATATCCTATGAGATATCAAAACAACCAACACTAGAACCAATACTAAAAGCCTTAGACAAAGCAATAGAAATAACAAGCACTAACAAGAATAAGAGGATCTTTCATTCAGACCAAGGATGGGCTTATCAAATAAAACAATATACATCAAGACTTGAAAAAGAAGGGATAACCCAATCGATGTCAAGAAAGGGAAATTGCCTAGATAACTCCCCAATGGAAAACTTCTTCGGGATACTTAAACAAGAAATCTACTATGGCAAGAAATTCTATTCATATGAAGAATTAAAAGAAACAATAGAAGAGTATATAGAATATTACAATAAAGACAGAATAAAAGAAAAATTAGGATATTTAAGTCCAGTGGAATATAGAAAGTTAAACGCAGCATAA